GTAATACTGCACCACAAAGCCTTGGGTTTTTATGATTAGTGGCACATTACTGGATATTTTCTCTTTAATCCGTAGAGCGTTATACTCAAGGGTATCCGATAGTTGTTCTGCAGATGCAAAGGGTATCTGCCTCAATACTGCTTCTATCTGTTCTTCCAGATACATTTTATCCAGCATTACAGAGGCATCGAAATTTCGCCTTAAACTGTCCTTGGTATCCAGTAATTGCCTGCATTCCTCCTTAGTGGTATGCAGTTTGTATCGATTCGCACATTCAAGGCAGAGAGCAATTTTATTGTTGTTTGTCTCCGGGTCATAGGTATTGTTTATCAAATCACCTAACTCCGTTCTCTCATCATCAGTAGGCCGAAGCGGGATAATCGGTGTGATCGCATATCCGGGAAGGCTGTGGTTGTTCTTGTCGTTAACAAGTGGTTTCCCGCAAGAGGGGCAAACACTGTTTGCTTCCAAAAGCAGATAAATGTCTGATTCTGGAATCGCCCTCGGTCGTGCAGGCGAGAGCGGAAGCAGTTCATCACTCGTTTCCATGCCTTTTTTATCAGCATATAATTTATTGGGTTTTTTTATTGCATATAAAAACACTTTTGCCAGAAACTCAGCTAGAGAATCCCCATCTCCTAATGCAAGGAAGTCAGTTTGTTTGCGCTTCGGTATTCCAACATCGGACATAATAAGTTCTCTTAAATCAGCAATCAAATCAGCGACTAAATCAGGCATTATTTCTGGAATGACAACATCATCAAAGTAATCTCGAGCAGCGTTTATAATTTTGGGGGTGCCAGAGGCATCCTTTATTTTTTTGCGCAAATTGTCCTTGTGGTTGAGAAGGCGACTGGCATGTTTATCAGAAACGTCAAACGGCTCGCCGTGCTGATTTCTGACATCCTCGTTGTCGATAATCAACCCCAACAGTAAACTCACTACATGTTTATTGTCGTCAGCTGCAAGGGTTTTTTGTAGGAGTTTTGCGTATGTCCCAAAACACAATCTCCCCATATAAGCCGCATCCTTCCCATCTCAAGGTCAAAATCAGGTCAAAAACAGGTCAAACTGCGAGGAAATACATTTGAGTCGCCACCAGGTATCATTTTCTTGTGGGTTACACGATTTTTGCTGGGGTGGTGATATCGACTGACAGCTAATGCTTCACTAAACGTGACTTTAGTGTGCGCAACAGTTAAGTACAAAAATTTATTAAAGATTATAACACATATTTTAAAATAAATAAACCTATTTATCTGAAACTCATTGTAAATACGTGTAAAACTGCATTATACCGAAAGCATCGATAGTCAACCAAACGAAAAAGAAAGGAGGACAAGCCTTGAAAGAAGTCAGAAACCTTGATGACAAGCGAGTTTGCGATATCAGCAGTGATTCAAAGGTCGCTGAAATCGCAAAAAAAGACTGCATCACAAGAATCAGAGCTAAACCAGACGGGACTCTTCAGATCACCCATGAGCGAATCACTGTAAAAGCCTAAACAAGTAAATAAGAGAAATCCGCCCGAACGCAAGACGGCAGCGCGGAACTCCTGAAATGGGAGTTCACCTGCCGTCTTTCTCGTTTAAGCGGATTCAAGCGGCTCTGGCGGATTTCAGAAATCTGAAAACCAAAGGAGTCAAATTATGTCACGAGAGTACAAAACCAGTAAAAAGAAACGAACCAGCTATATTTACTACAGCCCTGATGGCAAAAAAATTATTGAACTGATGCCCGGCGAGCACAGCGTAACAGAAGCGGATATCGCACTGCTCCATACCATGGATGACGCCGAAGTGGACGAGCAGCGACGGTATAAGTACCGTACAACACCTAATCTCCGTCCCAAGAAAAATAAGAAAACTAAAAAAGCAACAGATAAACTGCTCTCGGATGGCAATTCCGGTTCAGACCACACGCTTATAACTGATTCCAGCTCTAAAAAATGCTCCACATCCATGAAGCTAGATTCCCCCAGAACTTTTGATGACGTCATCGCGCTCAAGAAAAGGCCCTACACCTATGCGGACTTCAAGTCAGACCCTCTCCAATTACTCCTGTCTGAAATGGATAAAGCAGAGCATAATGAGCGCCTCCATACACTCGTTGAAGCAATGGACAACCTTACTCCTGCACAACGTGATCTCTATGACAAAGTCTACGTCCAGCGGCGCACCAACACTGATATCGCCTCCGAGGAAGGCGTAACCGAGACGGCTATCAGAAACCGCCTGAAAAAGCTACATGACAAGCTCCGAAAATTCTTCCCCTGACAGGGGGTTCGAACAGGGCTGTTTTTTCGCCTATTGGTGAGGGGCAGAAAACGCCCCCGGAAAGGAGGCAAAAAAATGGGTCTGAAGCACAAAGTCACTATCAACGTGACCAAACCCGACGGCATCCGCGACCCGGTGCTGAAAAGCGGCTGGCAGACAATCCGCAGCAGACTGCTGACCCTGCTGTTCGGCGAGAAGGCGGGCATCCTCGTGATCACGCCCGGCGACTCAGTCGAAACAGTGGAAATCAAGGAAATCAGGAAAGGAGGCGCGGAGCATGAGTAAAACCAAGCTGCTTCTAGATGTGGTGTCTGACCTGCGGTCGCTAGCCGGCAGCATCCAGGCGGTCGCGGAATCAATGGTAAAAAACGAGCCTGCTAAGGTTGTACAACCGGAAACGCCAGCACCGGAATCAAAGCCCGAAAAGAAGCCGATTTCTCTGGAGCAAGTCCGGGCGGTGCTGGCCGAGAAATCCCACAACGGTTTTACCGCCGAGGTTCGGGGGCTGTTGGAAAAGCACGGCGCGAAGAAACTCAGCGAAATCGATCCGGCGAATTATGTAGCTCTCATCAGGGACGCGGAGGAGCTGAGATGAGTCAACACGCCATTCTCTCCGCGTCCGGCGCCCATCGATGGCTGTCCTGCTCTCCATCCGCCCGGCTGGAATTGGAGTTCAACGATAACAGCGGCGCCGCAGCCGATGAGGGAACGGCCGCCCACGCTCTGGCGGAACACAAACTGCGGAAAGCCCTGAAGATGCGCTCCAAGAAACCTATCTCCAAGTACGACTGTGACGAGATGGATGGCTACACGGACGGCTTCGTTGCTTTCGTTATGGAGCAAATCGCCCAGGCGAAGCTGTCCTGCACCGATCCGCTGGTACTTATCGAGCAGAAGCTGGACTTCTCCAAATATGTGCCGGACGGCTTCGGCACCGGTGACTTCTTGCTCATCGCGGACGGGACGCTCCACGTTGTCGACTTCAAGTACGGCCAGGGCGTTCTGGTCGAGGCCGAGAACAATCCGCAAATGAAGTTGTACGCCCTCGGCGCTCTGGAACTGTTTGATGGCATTTACGACATCAGTACAGTGTCCATGACTATCTACCAGCCCCGCCGTGAAAACGTTAGCACCCACACTGTATTTAAGGAAAGCCTCTACCGGTGGGCGGAGGAAGTCCTGAAACCAACGGCGGCCCTTGCCTATGACGGCGGTGGGGAGTACATCCCCGGTGAGCATTGCCAGTTCTGCCGTGCGGCCGTGAAGTGCCGGGCAAGGGCTGAGGCCAAGCTGAAACTGGCCGCCTTCGAATTCGCCCTGCCACCGCTACTCTCTGACGAGGAGATCTCCGAGGTTCTTGCCGCCATCGGTGACTTGACCAGCTGGGCCAATGAGATTATGGCCTACGCCACTGATGCCGCCGTGAACCACGGTAAGGAGTGGCCCGGATTTAAGGTGGTTGAGGGACGCTCCAACCGCAGGTATTCCGACGAGGAAGCTGTCGCGGAAGCGGCAAAGGCGGCGGGGTACCGCGACATCTACAAGCAAAGCCTGATTACCATTACAGAAATGGAGCGCTTGATGACCAAGTCTAAATTCAACGAAATCCTAGGCAGGCTAATTGAAAAGCCGCCGGGCAAGCCGACGCTGGTCCCGCTCTCGGATAAGCGCCCGGCGATGAACGTATCCAACGCCAAAATTGATTTTACGGAGGAATGAAAACCATGACAAACACCGCTAACCGTGTAAACCCGAACCCGGGAAAGAACCCCATGAAAGTCGTCACCGGCATCGTACGCCTATCCTACGCCAACGTGTGGGAGCCCAAATCCATCAATGGCGGCACCGAGAAGTACAGCGTCAGCCTGATCATCCCCAAATCGGATACCAAGACCATCGCGGCCATCAACGCCGCAGTGGACGCCGCCATTGAGGAAGGGAAGGTCAAACTCGGCGGCAAGGTGCCGAATAGGGCTGTTCTGAAACTCCCGCTCCGGGACGGTGACATCGACCGCCCGGATGATGAGGCTTACGCAAACAGCTATTTTATCAACGCCAACTCCAATACCGCGCCACAGATAGTGGACAGGCAGTTAAACCCCATTCTTGACCGCAGCGAGGTTTATTCCGGTGTGTATGCGAGGGTATCTATAAACCTTTATGCTTTCAACACTAACGGCAACAAGGGAATCGCCTGCGGACTTGGCAACATCCAGAAAATCCGTGACGGCGAGCCGCTGGGCGGGCGTTCTAACGCAGCTGATGACTTCGCCACCGACGCAGACGACGATTTCCTGTCATGACGATTAAGCAGAACAGCGAGGTGGGAGGGGCCTTCCCTCCCGCCTCAATAAAAAGCATCTTCTGCGACGTGGAGACCTTCTCCAGCCGTAGTCTAGATAAGTGCGGCGTGTTTAAGTACGCAGAAGCGCCGGACTTTGAAATACTTTTGTTTGGCTTTAGCGTTGACGGCAGCGAAGTTCAGGTTGTTGACCTCGCCAGCGGCGAAAACCTGCCGCCTGAAATTTGCACTGCCCTGACAGATGAGAGCGTCCTCAAGTGGGCGCATAACGCCCAGTTTGAAAGAATCTGCCTGTCACGACACCTTGGGCTGCAATACCTTCCGGCCGAGAGCTGGCATTGTACTATGATCTGGTCTGCTTACCTTGGCTTGCCGCTTTCACTTGAGGGTGCCACGCTGGCCACAGGCGCGGAAAAACAGAAACTGGCCGGGGGCAAGGATTTAATCCGTTATTTCTGCCAGCCCTGTAAGCCCACTAAGGCAAACGGCGGCAGAACGCGGAATCTGCCGGAGCACGACCCCCAAAAGTGGGCGCAGTTTAAAGCATACAACGCCCGCGATGTGGAAGCAGAAATAGAGATAGCCAGGAAATTCTCCAAGTTCCCCGTGCCGGAAAATGAGTGGAAAAACTTTATCCTCGATCAGGAGATTAACGACCGGGGTATCCGGCTGGATATGGAACTGGTTAGGCAAGCAATCAGCTGTGATGAACGCTCAAGGGTGGAACTGACTAGGTTCATGCGGGAACTTACCGATCTGGAAAACCCCAACTCGGTAGCTCAGGTGAAGGCATGGCTGGCGGAGCATGGGCTGGAAACAGATACGCTCGGCAAGGCGGCGGTTAGGGAACTGCTGAAAACAGCGCCGGGGAATCTGGCCGAGGTGTTGACCCTGAGGCAATCTCTTGCCAAAAGCAGCGTGAAGAAATACACGGCGATGGAGAACGTTGTCGGTTCCGACGGCAGGGCCAGGGGGCTACTGCAGTTCTACGGCGCGAGCCGAACCGGCAGATTCGCCGGCAGGCTCATCCAGGTTCAGAATCTACCAAAGAACAATCTGCCGGATATAGTACAGGCGCGGCAACTCGTAAAAGCCGGGGACTTTGATACGCTGGAAGCCCTTTACGACTCCGCGCCCGTCGTCCTCTCAGAACTCATCCGCACGGCGTTTATCCCAAAACCAGGCTTTAAGTTTATCGTGGCTGATTTCAGTTCAATAGAAGCAATGGTCATCGCTTGGCTCGCGGGAGAAAAGTGGAAAATGGACGTCTTTGCCGGGGACGGAAAGATCTATGAGGCAACAGCCGCCCGCATGTTCAATGTGCCAATTGAATCCGTCACTAAAGGAAGTCTGCTCCGGCAAAAAGCTAAGCAAACAGAACTGGCTTGTGGCTACGGGGGGTCAGTCGGTGCGCTCAAAGCCATGGGCGCGCTTGATATGGGTATCGCTGAAGAAGAACTTAAACCGCTGGTGAACGCCTGGCGAAGCGCTAACCCCAATATCGTGCGGTTTTGGTGGGAAGTTGGCCGCGCGGCGATGACGGCTGTCAAAGAAAGAACAAGCACAGAAACCCACGGCATCCGTTTCTCTTACCAGAGCGGGTTACTATTCATCACGCTTCCCTCCGACAGACGGCTGGCTTACGTCAAGCCGCGCATCGAGCTAAACCGCTTTGGCGGCGAGTCAGTGACTTACGAAGGTGTAGGACAGACCAAGAAGTGGGAGCGCATCGAAAGCTATGGTCCAAAATTCGTGGAGAACATCGTGCAGGCAATCAGTCGCGACCTCCTTTGCCACGCCATGCGGCAGTTGGATGAGGCCGGGCTTTCCATCGTGATGCACGTCCAAGATGAAGTGGTGATCGAAGCGCCGCCTGGCGTGTCGCCGGAGGAAGTCTGCCGCCTTATGAGCGAGACGCCGCCCTGGGCCAAGGGGCTTCCGCTTCGTGCCGATGGGTTTTCTTGCCAATTTTATAAAAAAGACTGATCCAGAGGGTTCGAATCTCCCCTGAATTTCGCGTATGGATAGGAGCCGTTTATACCGCTCGAAAATCCATTTTTTCAGGAGGGTTCCATTATGAAGTCACTTCAGGTTTTCAGCAACACAGAGTTCGGGACACTTGGCGTACTGACCATTGACGGCAAAGAAATGTTCCCCGCGACAGAGTGCGCCAGGCTGCTCGGATACGCCGACCCATACGACGCGGTCAAGCGGCACACAAAGGGGTCGGTGAAACACCGAGTCCTTACTCCGGGCGGTGAACAGCAGATCAACTTTATCACCGAGGGCGACTTATACCGGCTGATCGTCCACAGCAAGCTTCCCTCCGCCGAAAGGTTCGAGCGCTGGGTATTTGACGAGGTTCTCCCGTCCGTCCGCAGACACGGTCTTTATGCCGTCGATGAGCTGCTTGCCGACCCGGACCTGTGGATTAAGGCATTGCAGGAACTAAAGGCGGAACGGGCAAAAAATGCCGCCCTTGCAGCAACGGTCAGTGTCCAGCGGCAGCAGATTGCCGAGATGAAGCCCAAAGCCAGCTATTACGATGTAGTTCTGAACTGCAAGGACGCCGTGGCGATTACCACCATCGCTAAAGACTACGGCAAGTCCGGGCGCTGGCTTAACGAATACCTGCACAGCTTGGGCGTGCAGTTCAGGCAGGGCAACATCTGGCTGCTGTACCAGAAATACGCGCGGCACGGATACACCGTAACCAAGACTCATAGCTACCCCGGCAGCGACGGGGAGATCCACGCCAAAGTGCACACCTATTGGACGCAGAAGGGGCGGCTATTCATCTATGAATTGCTGAAATCACAGGGTTATCTGCCGCTGATTGAGCAGGGGCTTGAGTTCGAGCAGGTGTAGCCATGGATAGGTTTAATGCCGAAGGCTATCCCGATCCCACCGCTGCTGAAGCGCTGGCGAATATAGCGCGTGAGAAAAAGGCAAGAAACTGGAAACCCTGCGTGTTCATCTGCTCGCCCTTTGCGGGCGATATTGACCGGAATACGCTGAACGCAAGGCGGTATCTGAAGTTCGCGATAGACAAGGGCGTGATCCCCTTTGCGCCCCATTTGCTCTATCCGCCAGTATTGGACGAGCATGACCCTGCCCAGCGTGAACTGGGCCTGTACTTCGGTATGGTCTGGCTCGGCAAGTGTGACGAGCTTTGGGTATTCGGAAGTTATATTTCACCCGGGATGGGCGCGGAAATCGCCAAGGCGAAGAAACGCCGTACCCCCATCAGGTATTTCACGGAAAACTGCGAGGAGGTGCAGGGCCTATGAAGATAGCGGTTGGCAACAGCCGCATGGATAAGAGGTGGATAAATAAGGATATCACCTGGGAGAACTTCAAAAAAACCGTCCGTGTTACGAAGCGCACCACCGAGACGGTATCGGAGTTCCGCAAAATGAACCGCGCCCGGCAGGATGCCATTAAAGACGTGGGCGGCTTTGTAGGCGGCGCCCTGCGCGAGGGCAAGCGCAGGAACGGCTATGTCCTCTGCCGCTCCCTTCTCACCCTCGACATGGATTACGCCAAGCCCGGAGTCTGGGAGCAGATTGAGTCGCTCCATGACTGGGCCTGTTGCGCCTACACCACCCATAAGCATACGCCGGAAGCACCGCGGCTCCGGCTCATTATCCCACTTTCACGGGAGGTGAGCGAGGACGAATACCCGGCACTGGGGCGCATGGTAGCCAAAGAAATCGGCATTGAGCTGTTCGATGACACCACCTATGAGGCATCCCGGCTGATGTACTGGCCGTCCACGCCGTCTGACAGCGAGTTTCTGTTCTGCGAAAAGGATGGCCAGCCGCTGGACCCGGATGCCTACCTTTCCAAATACGCCGACTGGCGGGATACATCCATGTGGCCGGTATCCTCCCGGCAATCGGAGGTTGTGCGGCGGCAGATCACTAAACAAGCGGACCCGCTTGCCAAGGAAGGCGTAGTGGGTGTTTTTTGCCGGGCTTACTCCATTGAGGACGCGATAGAGACTTTTCTCCAGGATGTTTATGAACCAAGCGCGCTGAACGGCCGTTATGACTACATCCCCGCCGACTCCTCCGCAGGCCTTGTGATCTATGACGGCAAATTCGCCTATAGCCACCACGCCACTGACCCGGCCTGCGGGAAGCTATTAAACGCCTTTGACCTGGTGCGGATCCACCGTTTCCGTGACCTTGACGATAAGGCAGCCGAGGGCACCCCGCCCGGGAAGCTGCCGTCCTTTAAGGCGATGACAGAGCTTGCCATTAAGGATGGGCGGGTTAAGGAGCAGCTTACAGAGGAGCGCAGGCAGCAAGCAAAATCAGAGTTTGCCGAGGATGGTTGGGAAAAGCAGCTTGACCTTGAGAAAAACGGCAAAGTCAAGGATACCCTCGACAACCTGATAGCTATTCTTACCTTTGACGCGGAACTGCAGTCTATTGGCTATAACCAGCTTCGGGACGGCATCGATGTGCGCGGCAAGTTACCTTGGTCACCGCTGAAGCCCGGCTGGAGCGACAGCGACTACGCCTCACTAAAGGCCTATATCAGCAGGGTTTATAGCATCTATTCGCCCACTAAGACCAAGGATGCCGTGCTGACCGTGGCGACGACCCGCAAGTACCACCCCATCAGGGAATACTTAAGCGTCTTGCCGCCGTGGGACAGCTCTCCGCGGGTGGAAACCCTGCTCATAGACTATTTCGGGGCTGAAGATAACCCCTATGTCCGAACAGTTACGCGCAAGACACTCGCGGCGGCGGTAGCCCGTGTTTTCGTGCCAGGTATTAAGTTCGACAGCGTACTCGTGTTCAATGGACCCCAAGGCATCGGGAAAAGCACACTCTTCTATAAACTTGCCGGCGAGTGGTTCTCCGACAGCCTGTCGCTTACCGATATGAACGACAAGACCGGCGCGGAGAAGCTGCAGGGGTACTGGATACTGGAGATACCAGAGTTTGCCGGGATGCGCAAGGCCGATATTGAGAAAGTGAAGTCCTTTATATCCCGCGCTGACGACAAGTACCGCGCAAGCTATGGCGTCTCGGTGGAGAGCCATCCACGCCAGTGCGTCTTAATCGGCAGCGTCAACAGTGACAAAGGTTTCCTGCGTGATCTGACCGGCAACCGCCGCTTCTGGCCGGTAAAAACGCCGGGCGGCGGCACCAAACGCTCGTGGAAAATCACTGAAAACGAAATAGAGCAAATATGGGCGGAGGCGCTTGCCATCTGGCGGGGCGGCGAGAAGCTGTACCTTGAGGGGAATATCGCCCGAATCGCCCTGCGCGAACAGGCCGATGCATTGGAGAACGACGACCGCGAGGGGTTGGTGCGTGACTACCTTGAAACTCTGCTGCCAGACAACTGGACAAAGATGGACCTCCCAGACAGGCGGCTTTACATCGAAGGCTGTGAATTCGGAACGCCAACCGGCACAGTGCGGCGGATAATCGTCTCCAATTTGGAGATCTGGTGCGAGTGCTTCCGCAAAGATCGCACCGCCATCAAGCGGCAGGACAGCTACGAGATCTCCGCAATCATGGCGCGCATCGGCGGCTGGGCGGTAGCGCAAAAACGGGTTAGGTTGCCAATTTACGGCATCCAGCAAGTTTGGGAGCGTGTTGCAGAAAACTGACCGTTTTGTGCAACAAATGCCTTTTCTGCAACAAAACAGCTGTTGCAGAAGTTGACGAGAGCGCCGTTTCAACAACAACTTGCTCAACATCAAAAAAGTGCGACAGCACAAGCATTCCAAGACATTTGTTGTCGATGTAACCAGAGTTTCTATTTGAAATATATTTAGCTTTTATATAGGTATAGGTAACACGTAACACGTGTATACGCGCGTATAAGGAAATTTCGTCACTTGTGCAACAAAAATGATTCTCAGGAGGAAAGCAAGATGCAGATCAAGCAACTAAAAGCAATTCCATCGGCGGCAAACGCTCTCGCAGATGTCAATGAATTCTTGAAAACAATACCGGCGGAAAAGGTGGTGTCGGTTCAGTTCACGCAACTTCCATACCCAAACAACCCTTCCCAATACTATACCGTAGCAGTCATCACCTACTTGGCGGACTTATGCGAGAGAAACATATAGAACAAAAACTGGTCCGGGCGGTTAAAACCACAGGCGGGATTGCCATAAAGCTCATATCGCCCGGTTTCGATGGTATGCCAGACCGCCTTATGCTTCTACCCGACGGCAGGATAGCTTTCGTTGAGGTTAAAGCGCGTGGAATGAAACCCCGGCCTTTGCAGTTAAAGCGGCATGAGATGTTACGGCAAATGGGGTTTAAGGTTTACGTCATTGACGACGAGGGGCAGATACAGCCGGTGTTGTCGGAAATTATGGGAGGAGGTGATGCCCGATGAAGTTCATACCACACGAATATCAGCAATTCGCCATTGACTATCTTCTTGATAGGCCCATGGCGGGGATATTTCTGGATATGGGCTTGGGTTGAGTAAAACCGTGGTTGCACTTTCTGCCATCTTCGACCTCACGCTGGATAGTTTTCAAATCCGCAAGGCACTGGTCATCAGCCCATTAAGAGTGGCACGGGACATGTGGCCAGCCGAGATTGAGAAGTGGGATCACCTGCATGGGTTGACGTACAAGGTAGCAATCGGCGGTGAACGAGAGCGTAAAGCGGCTCTCCTACAGCGGGCGCAGGTCTACATTATTAACCGGGAGAACGTGGACTGGCTGGTCAACAGGAGCGGCCTACCCTTCGACTATGACATGCTGGTCATCGATGAGCTGTCATCTTTCAAGGCGTACAGCTCCAAGCGGTTCAGGGCGCTGCGGAAAGTCCGGCCCGGGGTAAAAAGGATGGTTGGTTTAACGGGAACACCCTCCAGTAACGGCCTGATGGACCTATGGGCGGAGATCGGCATCCTAGACATGGGTCAGCGGCTGGGGCGCTTTATCGGCAACTACCGCTCCACCTTCTTCGTCCCGGACAAGCGCAACGCCCAGGTGGTGTTTTCCTACAAACCAAAGCCCGGCGCGGAGGAGGCCATCTACCGCCTTATTTCCGACATCACCATCAGCATGAAGAACACTGACTACCTGAAATTGCCGGAACTGGTGATGAACGAGGTTCCTGTGAAGATGTCAGCCCTTGAGGATAAACACTACCAGACTATGAAAAAAGAAATGGTGCTGTCCCTTAAGGATAAAGAGATTGACGCCGTTAACGCAGCAGCTTTGAGCAGCAAGCTGCTGCAGATGGCAAACGGTGCCGTCTATGATGGCAATGGCGGTGTTGCCCGCCTCCACGACCGCAAGCTGGACGCTTTGGAAGATCTGATTGAGGCGGCGAACGGCAAGCCTGTTTTAATCGCCTACTGGTTCAAGCACGACCTGGCGCGGATACTGGAGCGGTTCCCCGCAGAAAAGCTGGACAGCGCCGACTCCATCAAGCGATGGAATAAGGGCGACATCCCTGTCGCTGTTATCCATCCGGCTTCCGCCGGGCATGGGCTGAACCTGCAGGCCGGCGGCTCTACCCTCGTGTGGTTCGGGCTTACCTGGAGCCTGGAGCTCTACCAGCAGACAGGCGCCCGGCTCTGGCGGCAGGGCCAGAAAGACACGGTGGTCATCCACCACATCATCGCCAAGGGGACGATTGACGAACAGGTCATGGCCGCCCTCAAGCGAAAGGACAAAACCCAGACCGCCCTGATTGAGGCGGTTAAGGCAAATTTGTAAACCTACGGAGTAAATCAACGACAAAGCATGCCAATCCGAGGGAAATCCATAACTTCGGAGGGTTAACCTGATGAGCAATCAAAAAACAAAGCACCTTCTTTCCCAAGCCTACCGCATTGACCAACGGATTAACAGCAAGCTGGAGCAGGTGAGTTCACTGCGGGATCTCACGGTCAAAGCGAGCGCGACGCTCTCGGACATGCCGCGCTCCGGTACCCGCAACGTCCAGCGGATGGAGGAGATCATCGCCAAGATAGTGGACATCGAAACTGAAATCAACAACGATATTGACTCCCTCATCGGTATCAAGCGGGAAGTAATTTCCATCATCAAGAACGTGGCAAAGCCAGAGTACCAATCACTGCTGGAATTGCGTTACCTGTGTTTTAAAAGCTGGGAGGATATTGCCTACGATCTAAACTACTCCGTCAGCTGGATACTAAAGCTTCACCACAAAGCTCTCAGAGCTGTGGACGCGGTCATGATCGGAAAGGAGAAGAAAAATGGGCCGGCATGAAGCATTGGAAGACGGCATTTTTACCGTAAACAACGGTTATTATCCGCCTTGCCACATCTGCGGCTCACCAGTTTATAGCTGGTCATATATTCGTGGTTTTAAATACACCTGCAAGGACTGCAGGACTGAACTGGTACGGCAAACACGCGAAGAGGGCAATGCGGCCAGCGCTGATAATAAACAGAAGAAACTGAATAAGGCCATCAAACGTATATCCAAAGTTACCGACATTGCGCCATATGAGGACGCCATCCGTCTGGTAGAGTTGAACCTAAACAAGTATGGATGGTATCAGAGTACGGAAGAAATAATGGTGGCGCTTGAGCTTATCCGTTGCGGCGTCAAAGCAAACCATCAAGTTCGTATCTTTGATTATGTCGTAGACTTTATTCTGCCTGACATAAAGGTGGCCCTGGAGATTGACGGCAAGATTTATCATGGCAAAGAGAAGCTGGGCTACCAGAGCGTTCGGGACGAGGCAATTATGTACAAACTGGGTGCTGGTTGGGAGATGATTCGCATCTCTACCGACAACATCAATCAGAACGTTACCAAACTAATTCCTGGCATTAATGCTATTCTTGCCAGACGGAAAACTCCGAAGAGGATAGTAAAGTCCACATAAATCCACTTGAGGGCATTAGATTTTTTTGTTAGACTATAGTTGGGAAATAATACTTTCCGAGCCGTTGTGGATTACCGCAGCGGCTTTTTTCATGCCCTGAAACGGAGGTCAAACACAATGCCTTTTAAGCCCCGCAGACCGTGTTCCCACCCCGGTTGTCCCAAGCTGACAGACGGCAGGTTCTGCGCGGAACACGCCAAGCAGGAAGCAAAACGATATGAACGTTATCAGCGCGACCCGGCGACGCGCAAGCTCTACGGCCGGATGTGGCGGAAGGTGCGCGACCGCTACCGCGCGGCTCATCCACTCTGCGAACGCTGCTTAGAGCAGGGACGGGTAACGCCAACGCAGGAAGTCCACCATATCAAGCCACTCGCGCAAGGCGGCACCAACGACGACGATAACCTCGCGGCTTTGTGTACTTCCTGCCATTCGGAGATCACCGCCAGAGAAGGTGGCCGCTGGGGACGGTAGGGGCGGTCAAAATCTCTGCAACCCTCGCCCCGGGCAACGGGCGGCGGGTCACGCGCGAAAAAATCATGGTTCAAACAGGGGATTAAGCCCCGCCGCGGCAAGGAGGTGAGGGCGCGTGGCAAAAGACGGGACAAACAGGGGCGGCCGCAGAGTCCGCGCCGGGGACAAGCCGCAGCCCCTTGCGGAGAAAATCACGGCGGGCAAGGCCGCCCGCGTTTTGGAACCCCCTAAACTGCCTCCCGAGTCGCTGCTCGAAGCTGGCGAACTGGGCGGCGCGGCGGATTTATACGGCGAGGATATGCCCGCCCCAAGCGACTACTTAAGCGCGCGGCAAAGAGACGGGAAACCGCTCGGCGCGGACGCGCTGTTCGTTGAAACATGGAAATGGCTAAAAGATCGCGGCTGTGAGAAATTCGTCAACCCGCGGCTGATTGAAGCCTACGCCCAGGCGTTCACCCGCTACATCCAGTGCGAGGAGGCCATCAGTACCTACGGGCTTTTGGGCAAGCACCCCACCACGGGCGGCGCGATAGCCAGCCCGTTCGTGCAGATGAGCCAGTCGTTCCAGAAGCAGGCGAATCTTCTCTGGTACGAGATTTTCGACATCGTCAAGCAAAACTGCACCACCGCTTTCGTCGGCAATCCGCAGGACGACGTGATGGAGAGGCTGCTCTCCGCCAGGAGGGGCGACAGATGAAGATAGAAAAAATCAAGGCGGAGCTTTTAAGGCCCGCCCGGTATAACCCGCGCAAGGATTTAAAGCCCGGCGATAAGGAGTATCAAAAGCTGCGCCGCTCCATCGAGGAGTTCGGCTATGTGGAGCCGGTAATCTTTAATCGCCGGACCGGCAATGTGGTGGGCGGCCACCAGCGCCTGAAGGTGCTGCTCGATTTAGGCCACAGCGAGATCGACTGTGTGGTGGTGGAGCTTGACCCGCAGAAAGAAAAAGCGCTCAACCTCGCCCTCAACAAGATTCAGGGCGAATGGGACGAAACCAAGCTGGCCGAACTGATGGCGGAGCTTGACGCGGGAGCGTTTGACGTCTCCCTCACCGGCTTTGACGCCGCGGAGGTCGACGAGCTGCTCAATCGCTGGCACGCCAAGGATGCGGTGCAGGACGACTTCGATGTGGACAAGGAAAAGGAGCGCATCGAAGGCGAAGGCACGATCACAAAGCCGGGGGATATCTGGCTTTTGGGCAGACACCGCCTGCTGTGCGGCGACTCCACCAATGAAACAGATTTCGCCAAGCTCATGGACGGCGGCCGCGCCCAGGCAGCGGTCACCTCGCCGCCCTACGGCGTGGGCAAGGAATATGAAAAGGCGGGCATCGAGCCGTGGTTTCAGACCATCCGGCCGGTGATTAAAAACCTGTGCAGATACGCGGATATCGTCTGCTGGAACTTAGGCGACCTTTACGCCACCGGCTCCCAGTTCATCGAGCCGACCAGCGTGTACTCGGTCAATATGTTTGCCGAAAACGGCTACCATCCGATCTGGATCCGCGTCTGGAAAAAGCAAGGGATGAATTTCGGCGTCGGCCCTTATCACCTCGTTTCCAACAAGCCGGTGCAGCAGTACGAGTATATTTCGGCCTTCAGCAAAAACGGCGAGAGCGAGGAGTACAACGATCAGGAATATCTGTGGATTTCGGCTTTCGCCGGGCACAGCTATAGATTTGTAAAAAGGCTGACTAAAGACGAGCGTAAAAAATGGGGCTACGCGGGCATCTGGGAGATGACCACGGTGCGCGCCAACAAGGAGCATCCGGCCATGTTCCCGGTAGAGCTGCCCTGGCGCTGCATCAAGATGCACTCAGACCGGGGCGGCATTGTTTTGGAGCCGTTCTCCGGCAGCGGCACCACCATCATCGCGGCGGAGCAGACCGAGCGCCGCTGCTACGCCATGGAGCTATCCCCCGTTTACTGCGACTTGGCGGTCAAACGCTGGGAAGCTTTCACCGGCGCAAAAGCGCTCAGACTGGAGGGATAAGGCTTGGAGATACAAAAAATCCCCGTCACAAAAATTAAGACGGCGAAATACAATCCCCGCAAAGACTTAAAACCAGGCGACGCGGAATA